CCCTCAAAATCCTCATCACCGACGCCGACATCGACAAGTTCCTTCGCATCACCCGCTCCAAAGACCAAGACCTCGCCGCCGAGCTCCTGACAATCAAGGCCCGCAACTTCGCCGACACCTGGGGCGCGAAGGCCGTCTACGGCAGCATCGACACCGACCCCAACGAGTTCGACGGCCTGCACGAGATCATCAGCGACGACGTGACCGGCCAGCAGGTTCACGCCGGCGCCACCACCGTACTAGGCGCCGGCAGCTTCTCCCTCCTCGACCAGCTCATCGACCTCGTGCGGCCCCGACCCACCCTCCTCATCGCCAGCCGCCGCAGCATCCGCGGCATCCAGAAGCTGGCCCGCTCCCAGGGTTGGGACCTCGCCCTCTCCACCATCCAGGGCATCAGCCGCCAGGTCCGCTTCTACAGCGACATTCCCATCATCCCCGCCGACTTCATCACCGACGTCGAGACCATCTCGGGCGGCGCCTTCGCCACCAAGACCGGAGGCCTAGGCTCCACCATCTTCGCCCTGCGAATGGACGAGACCGGCCTCTTCGGCATCAGCGCCGACGACCCGATGGCCCAGGACGACCTCGAACGCATCATCCAGCTCGAGATGTTGGGCACCCTCGAGACCAAGGACGCCAACCGCTGGCGCTTGAAGGCTTACACCGCCATCGTCCTCAAGGAGTCCCAGGCACTCGCCCGACTGGACGGCATCTCCGGCGCCATCGACTGGACGAACTAACCCATGCCAGAACTCACACCGTCCTACTTCTTCCTCTCCGCCGAGATCGAGGGAGACGGATCGCCCATCGACGTCCCCCACACCCTCGCCAAGCCACCCGAACGGACCATCGCCTTCCTCACCGGCGGCCCCGCCGACTACGTCCAACCCATCATCACCATCGGCGAACCCGACGAGCACGACATCACCATCACCGTCACCACCGGCTGGAAGTTTCAGGTCCTAGCCCTGGCATGACAACATGAGCGGCGTCTACTGCGACCGCTGCCAGACCAAGGTCCTGCTAGAACAGGACGGGCGCTCCTGCTCCAACTGCCACGCCGTCCTCGTCATCAAGGCGCCCAAGCCGCCCGCCCGCAAGCCGCCCGCCCGCAAACCACCCGTCACATAGCGCATCGGTTCCCGGCTAGCCGTGGGTCAGACCGGCCCCTGGCCCACGGCCTCCTCTTCTAAGGAGGCGCCATGCCCGTCGGCCACGACCTCGCCTGGTTGAAAGAGAACCTGACCGCCGCCCAGACCAACCAGCCGCTGACCCTCCTTGGCTACACCGCCGAGACCGAGTACATCTGTCCCTTCGCCCTCTGCGTCGCCCGAATCCGCTGCATCCTGACCGAGAAGCGCACCGCCGGCACCCTGACCGTCACCATCTGGAAGAACGGCGCCGCCGTCGCCGTGCCGGTGGCCACCGTCATCGATGCCAGCAACCCCCAGTTCCGCGACCTGGTCATTGACCAGTCCCTCGCCACCCAGTTCGCCCTCGGCGACCGCCTCGCCCTCGTGTTCACCACCGACGCCGCATGGCTCCCCGTCACCAGCGACCTCATCTCCATCGTCACCCTGGCGAGGCCCTTCGGCCCATGACCACACCACGGCGCACCCGCTCCTCCAAGGCCATCGCTGCGTCGCTGTACGCCCCGCTCATCAAGGCCCTGGCCGACGCCCTCGCCGTCGTCATCACCGCCATCGCCAAGGCCATCGCCACCGTCATCAACGCCATCCGGCGCCGCAACAAGCCCCCACCGGCCGCGACATCCGTATCTAGCCAGATAGCCACGCCAACAGAGGACAAAACCGATGTGTAACCCCGCCGCTCTCCTAGACGTGCCCACCGACCAGCTCCTACAGCAGCACCACGACGTCACCCTTGAGCTCCTGCGCCGCTACCCGCCGCGCTGGCCCCAGGTCGCCGTCTACAACATCGCCCGCCGCATCTTCGACACCACCATGGAGCTACACCAGCAGCTCGTCACCAACAGCAGCAAATGACCACCATCGACGACGCCCGAGCCCGCCTACGCACCGACCTCGACGACCTCGACCCCGCCGCCTACCGCTGGACAGACACCGAGCTTGACCGCGCCATCAACCACGCCCTGAACGCCCTGAGCGCAGCGATCCCCCGCGAGTTCCGGACGACCCTACAGACCACCCCCGGGTCCCGCGACATCTCCCTCGCCACCCTCAAACCCCGCACCAGGGTCGCCTACGTCGAGTATCCGACCGGCCAGTACCCGCCCGTCTACGTCCCGTTCTCCGTCTGGGGCGACCTCCTAACCCTCCTCATCGATAGCGCCCCGTCCACCGCCGCCAACGTCAACATCTACTGGCACGCCGCCCACGTCCTTGACCAGTCCGGCTCCTCCCTCGAAGGCCCCCTAGTCGACATCCTCCTGGACGGCGCCACCGCCTACGCCGCCGACCAGTGGACCTCCTACGCCACCAACCGCATCAACCTTGGCGGCCCGGAGGTCTCCCGCCAGTACGCCGCCCTCGCCAATCGCAAGATGCAGGCGTTCCGCGCCGCCCTCAAACGAGCAGGCCCGGCCGCGTCCGTCCGCATCTCGCGCCTCTACACCCCCGAAGAGCCAGCGCCGACCCAGAGCACAGACCCAGGCCCATGACCAACGAGCGCGCCAAGTCCCGCACCCACGCCACCGCGCCCTCCTACCGCCGCCACCGACGCGACTGGGAGCGCCACTGGCGCCGCCTCGCCAAGCTCGAACGCAAGAGGAGCGCCACGCCGTGCGCACCCTCCTCAGCGTCCTAACCACCGAGCAGCAGAAGCCCTCCCGCCGCCCCTACCTCAGGGTCGAGGTGCAGGACTACATCGGGTCCGTCCCCCGCCTGCGATTCGCCAGCCTCTACAGCGGCCCCGAGCTACCCGGCCCCCACGCCGTCGCCATCCCTGACGACGGCTCCCTGAACCGCATCTTTCTCTCCCCCACCTACACCACCCTCTACCGCCAGCGCCAAACCAACCCAGGCCCCGGCTCGTTCTTCGACTCCTGGACACCCTTCCGCACCACCACCAAGCTCTGCGCCCTCGCCCAGTACGGCGCCAACCTCCTCGCCTTTGCCGTCGATAGCGGAACCCCCACGCAGATCTACTCGTGCGCATCGGCCGACAACGGCGACTCCTGGGACGCCTGGGCGCTCCTGGCCACCGCCGCCGGCACCATCACCCACATCGCCGCCGCCTCCAAGCCCAACGGTGACACCCTCCTCATCTGGGCCGTCGACGCCACCGTCTACAAGATGAAGCGCCTCTCTGCCGTCTGGGGCGCCGCCGCCGCCTGGACGAACACCGTCAACTCCGTCACCGGACTCGCCATCTCCTACCACTCGCCCTACGACTTCAACATCATCGTGACCGGAACCGCCGCCACCTCCCTCTACCCCACCGTCTGGCAGACAATGTACGGCGAAGGCTACAGCGCCGCCCTCGACACGTGGGGGTCGCTCTACGTCATCACCGAAGCGATGGCCGGCTCCGGCGTCGCCTACACCACGCCCTTCCTCCTCTACACTTCCCTCTACCGAATCCACCGCGCCACCTACCGCGAGACCTTCGCCGGCCCCGTCGCCTACGACCGCACCATGTTCAGCAACCAGCCCGCCGTTGACGACTTCGTAGACGCCCACTGGTCCGAGCCCACCCCGTTCAACCTTGACCACGACTACGGCCTCGCCCTCGCCCAAGACCCGACCCCCTACGCCTACATCTGGGCCACCACGCCGAGCCGCGTCTACCGCGCTCCCAGCGCCCCCGCGGCCCTAGACCTGTCGGCAGACGTGCTCTCCTGCATCACCGTCGATGAGCCGTTCAGCCCCAACGGCGCCATCGTCCGCCTCAGAAACGACGATGGCCGCTACAACTCGCCGGGCACCGGCGCCCTCGCCAACCTGACACGAGGCGCCCGACTGGACATCGCCCCCGGCTACCACATCCCCGGCCACGCCGCCGGCTACGTCTGGTCCTACTCCAAAGGCCCCTCCTACCAGATCGAATCCCTCGAACACCACGGCGGCCCAGGCCGCAACGAGCTCGTGATCCGCGCGACGTCCATGTGGGGCGCCCTGCAACGCTGGCGCCCCGGCCGCTCCTACCACTGGCCC